GTTCTTGAAGCCGATTTTCAGGGTACGCAAGATCGGCCGAATTCACCGGTTGCCGTCGAGGACGATGCGAATGTCATACCCCTAGATCGCGCCAGATTGACGGATCACGTACCCATCGTGGGTACGTCGCCCCTAGACGAGCTCCAGGCGGCGATCCGATCCGGGGACACGGCGCGCGCTCTCGAGCTGGCGGCGGCGCTACAGACCCCCACCGATGCCCCCCGGCGCAAGTCGCGTCGCTAGGGTGTTACACTGAGTGTGACGACGACGAAAGGACAAGACCCGCGTGCTGCGCGGGCGCCGACTGTGCGGCGATCGGTGCTCATGATATAAGAGCGCGAATGAAAGAGCGGCCGCCGGTCCTCGTGTGCTCGCGCGTCCTCGACGGCCAGCCGCACGTGGCATCGTCGACGGCGAAATGCCAGGCATGCGGCGCTCTCGTCTGGGTGAGCCCGGCGAGCCGACGCCATGCCGAGACGGTCGGCGCGCGCCCGATCTGCGTTCCCTGCGTCGCCGCGCTCGGCGAGCCGATTCAGCCGGTCGCGCCGTCGAGCGAAGTGCTGGCCGAGATCCGTGGCGTCGACCCCGACGCCGCAAAAATCGTCGAGCGCATGTTCGATCTTGAGAAGCGGAACTAGGCAGGGCTCCGCCGGAGTGCCAGGGCCGCGAATGGCTCGGTGGATAAGACCGAATGTGCGTGTAGGGCCCGGGACGATCGGCGGACGCAGGGCTATAGCACGCGCCGGAGCGCCAGCAAGGCTATTCCTCGCCGGTCGCGCAGGCCCAGTGCACCGGCATGAAGTGCACGTTGCCATCGTTCAGCCGGTTCGTCATCGCGAGCACGCTCGCGACCATCTGCTTGTCGCCGACCTTCGTCGCGTCAAAGCCTTCCATGGTCGCGACGGTTGGACGTGCTGTATTTTCCGCCGCACAGGGGGGCCGCCCGCTAGCGCCCTCGTGCTCGACGCTCCTCGGCGCCGCTGGCGGCCGGAAGGGTGGCCGCTCGACGAGCGACGCCAAGCGAGCGGCCAGCCGTCAAAACGGCAAGCTCGGCGGCCGGCCGCGCAAGGTCACTCAAGTCCCGCAGCCCCCGACCGATTAGGACGGCCATGAAACTCTCTCTGATTTTGCTAGTCGCACTCGCCGCATGCGGCAGCTCCGACGGCGGCCACGTGATCTCTCTCGACGCGACGCGCGGCGATGCCTGCACCGCGCTCGGCGAGGCCCTCTGCAACCGCGAGGTCGAGTGCGGTTTTATCCTCGGCTCGCAGGTGCCTATCTGCACCGCGCAGCGCGTCTCCGCGTGCTGCACCGGCACCGAGTGCGCCCAGCATTCCGTGACGCCGGAACTCGCTCAGCAGCTCGTCGACAGCTGCGTGGCCGCGCTCGACAGCGCCAATTGCCAGATCCTCTGGCAAGGGATCCTGCCGCCGGCCTGCACGCCACAGTAACCCACCGTCGAAAAATCAAGGGCCCCGAGGCGTCGCAACCTCGGGGCCCTTTTTCGTACCGGGTGTTTGACGGAAAGGACACATTCGGCATACACCCAGAGGGACGGGGTCGCAAGCGGAAAGGGAGGTTCTATGGACGTCAACGAATTTCAGCAGCTCGGCGAGGTGCGTCTCGAGATCATCGAGACGCCAGGCGGCGAGAATGCCATCGCACTATCCTGCGTGAGTTGCGGCGCGGCCATGGGCGGCCGCCATCGCGTCGGCTGGCCGCCGGGCACCGTGCTAAGCGCGCTCGTCCTCGCCGCGCAGAGACACAAATGCGACGGCGCGAGCCAGCCGCCACCCGAGGAGCGCCCATGATGTGCTGCGGTCAAGAGATGTTCATCGCGGGAACGGCAGGGAAGGACTTGGGCCATATCATCGAGTGCGGTCGATGCGGCCGGCGCGCCTACGATCGGCCGGATCTCGTCGAGGCATTCCTTGCCCGGATCATCGCCGAGAACATGGCCGGCCAGCCCTAGTCCTTTTCCGTCGCACCGTCAGTCGCACCCTTCATCAGCTCGCGATCAAATCCGACCATCACCGCCATGCGGGCGATCATGCGGAATACATCCCGGTGCCACGCCGAGTCGCCGACGTGCGGGTCCGCGAGGAGTTGGGCGAGCCGCTGATTTGTGGCGCGCATCCTTGCCAGGGTCGGGTCTGCGTTTTCTTCTGGAGTCATCATTCGGGGATCCTCCCGTCGAGGATATTGGCGTTTTGTAACACGGCCCGCATACACAGTGCGTTGTATTCGTCGAACGCGAACGCACGCCGAGCGGCGCATCCGTCGGATTTTGTTGCCAGCGGATCATCGGCGCGTAAAATCCGATTTTATAGGGAGGTGTCCAGATGCCTGAATTCAATGTCCCTAGCGAGATTGTCGTCGCGACCGCAGTGGAGCGCGCGGTCAAAGATCTTACGCTGAAACTCGTCACCCAGCTCTGGAACGAGGCGTCGGTGCGAACCCTGAAACGGCTGGAGCCCCGCATCGAGCAGACGCTCCGGACCATAAAGACCGACGAGCAATTTTGCCGCGAGTTCCGCGACATCACCACAAACACGGTCATGTCGAAAATTAACGAGGGTGGCCGCATCGGCAAATGGGCCGCGACTGAAACCCCGGCCATCGTCGAGGAGGCACTTGCAAGAGTGCGAGCGGAACTCGTCGAAAAAATAGCCGCTAAAATCCTGGGGGCGTTCCGATGATGCCGGGGGACAAGTGGATCACACCTTACGCAACCTACGGCGAGGCTCTCGCCGCACTTCGAAACCAGCGCGGACTTTCGATCAACGAACTCGCGCACCGCTCGCACCTGAACGCGAGGCAGGTCCGCCGTTTCGAGGCGAATGAGGCGATCCCGATCGGCAAGGAGCTGGAGAAGATCGAGCGCAATCTCCGCGGCCTGCCGGCGTATCGGCACCTCATTCGCGTCGAGAAGATCCAGACGGTCAAGATCACGATCCCGGATTTTGAGCTGCCGCCGCCCGTGTCAGCGGCGAGCGCGCCGTCGTCGATGGAAATAGCGGCCGACTCAGTACCAGCGGCGAGCGCGCCGTCGTCGATGGAAATAGCGGCCGACTCAGTACCAGCGGCGAGCGCGCCGTCGTCGATGGAAATAGCGGCCGACTCAGTACCAGCGGCGCCATGGCTGCCGGCACCATCGCCGCCGCCTGCGCCCCTGGCGCTCGTCGATGATGTCGAGGGGGATGTTGAGGGGGGTAGCGAACGCGAGACGGAAAGGGACATCATGGGAAAAACTGCGGGGTGGAATGCGCGCCTGCGTGCCGCGCGTAAGGCAAAGGGACTGTCTCAGGAGCAACTCGCCGAGCTGATCGGTGTGAGCGCCGGCACGATCAACCGATGGGAGATCCATCCGCGAAATGTGATCATGGATCCCGCTGTGCATAAGCTCGAGACGGTTTTCCCCGGCATCGGATTGCCATCCACTCTCGTCGGCGCGGCGCTGCATTTGACGCTGCCAAAGACCGATGGCGAGAAACGCTGCCCGCATTGCGGGAAGACCAAACCCAAATCGGAATTCTATCGCGCCAGCTATCGCGCCGACGGGCTAAACCCCTATTGCATCCAATGCGCCGCCGAGGTCGGCGCGAAAAAGCGCGCCGCCAAATCCCGGCCGGCGGCCGCCAAAACCATCCGGCGACCGGAACTCGCCAAGGTCGCCGCGCCAGCGCCAGCCAAGGCACCGGACTTTGCCGGCGTGGCCGCCGCGCTCGATAAGGCGCGCATCGGTACGAGGGACGCGCAGGCGCGCGTCGCCAAGATCCGCGAGGCCTTGACCGCCGCCGAGCGCGAGGTCGAGGAGAGCGTCAGCGCCGAGAAGCTCCTCGCCGAGAATCTCCGCCGCATGCTCGCCGAGGTCGCCGGCCAATGATGCGCCGCTACGACCCGTTGCCCTATGGGCACCCGACCATCGGCGAGATCTGCCCGGCGTGCCGCCGCGCATTCGCGGTCGGCGACGAGGTTACGCTCATTGTGGTGGGGCCAGGCGACGACGAAGAGGCGCAGGAACGGGCGCGCGAGGGGCGCCCGTATAATGCCGTCTGCGTCCCGGTGCACTGGGCTTGCGCGACTGGAGATAAGACATGATCACGATCGAGATCGCCGACGCGGATCCGCGATGGGTCAAGATCACCGTCGTCAGCCGCCTCGCCGATGCGACGCTAACCATCGAAATGGACATGAGCGAGGCGCGAGAATTGGCCGACGCGCTAAGGGCGGCGCTCGAGCGCGCTAGCTCGGCGGCCCGACCTCGGTAACAAACCCGTTCACCAGAAACCCATCGCCGGCAACGAGATCGCCGGAGTTCGACACCGCGATGCCGTCGCCGCTGGCGATCACAAACGGATCGTCAGGGTAGCCAAGCTCGCCGACCGCATCGGACATCCCCCCAGGAACGCGCGGCACGCCAGCCGTCGCAAACGGCGCGTCATAGGTGGCGCCGGCGAGTGTGATCGTGGTCCCGTAGTTCACGAGCGCGGACGCGACCGGCGTTTGGCCCGTCGTGCCTTTGTCATTCGGGTTCGCCGGGACAAGGAGACCCGTGCGACCGCCGCCCGGCGGCTGCGCCGAGTGAAATCGCTGTACCACATACAGGCAAGTCGACGAGGCCGCCGCCGCCGCATCGAACGTGGCCGCGAAGCGCAAGCGACGGAGATAGAGGGAGCGACGCGAGCCGCCGGGATTGTACAGCGTCAAAAGAACCGCATTCCCTGACGGCGGCGTCGCAAAATGACACTGCGCGGTAAAGAAGAACGACCGTGCCATGAGAATCCTCACTTGGCGGCGAGCCGCTGCGCGCCGGTCGGCGGCTCGCTCACCGCACTCTGCGCGTTGGTCGGCGTTTTGAGCTTGGGCGGCGGCATCGGCTGCGGCGGCGTTGAGAAGGTCGATTGCATGTTCGCGATGAAGGCCGGATCCATCGTGGCGTCGACAGGCTTTCCGAGGAACGTCCCGAGCTGGAGCCGCATGGGATAAGAGAGTTTCGAGGCGACCGCGGGATCGGAGAGTTGCTCGGTGACGGCATCTTTGATTTTCTGCGTCCAGGCCGGCGACACCGCTTGCGTCGCCTCGACGGTCTCGGGCGTCAGCGTCCCGGCGCGGAGCTCCCTTAAGAGCCGCATGGGATCGTTGGCGGCGGCCACGTAGCGCGCGAACTTGGATTTCTCCGCATCCGACGGCGGCACTTCCTTGCCGTTGATCCCCATCGACAGCGGCTGCGGGATCTTCGACGCCAGGAAATTCAATTTCAGCTGATAGTTGTCGGCGACTTGCTCGGCGAGTTTGGGCGAGAGCGCATTCACGCCGGCGAGCTGGCTCATGAGCGTCGTGCGCAGCGCCGACGGGTCGGAGACCGCTTGCTGTATCGCCTGCGTCGCTGACGAGTAGGTGTCGGCGCCATTGACGCCGCCGGCCGTCGCCAAGTCGCTGAGCGCATTCAGCGCCGACGGCGGCGGCGTGAGTTTGGTCAAAAGTTTTTGCGCGCCCTCCTCGACGGCACCGGTCGCGCCGGCGAAGTTCCCGAGGATCGACCGGAGCAAGGGTTTCGTGGCCTCGCCGATCTCCTTGCCTAACCATGCGCCAGCGATGCCGGCGCCGGGCACTGGGATCGCATGCCCGATCGCACCACCGACGGCACCGCCGATGCCTTTGGCGGCGGCGTCGAGGATCGGCGTCGCCCCAGGCTTCCACGCGGCGCGCTCCTCGAGTGCTTCGAGGCGCGGCGAGGTCGGCTCGGCGGCGTGCGCCTTGATCCGCGACTCAAACCCGTCGATCGCATCGGTGATGCTGGAGGCGCGCTGCGCTTGCCCCTCGACGCTCTCCGTCATTCCCTCGGGCAGCCGATTCTTTACGTACTCGATTTGCTGCTGCAACTCGCGCAAGGGGCCAAGCGCGCGCGTCGGATCCTCGCCGAGGGTCTTGACGTCGCGGACCGCGTTCTTCAGGCGCGATTGGGCGGCGTTGACGTCCTCCCATAGCTCCGTACCCTTGGGTAGGGTGTTTTTAAGCCGGAGGATGTCGGCGCTCGAATCCTGGTAAAACTGGCTCACATCCTGGGCCAGCGCGTGCCCCTCGGTTGCCTTGGTGGCCTGGAGCGCGGCGCGCTCGACGCCGGCGCCAGCCTCGGCGACCTCGGGTGTCATGGCGGCCACGTCCTCGAATCCCGCGCGCACAGGTGGCGCGCTGGCCGCCAATTCGTCGGAGAATTTCCCAGCGAGCTTTTTGACGGAGTCCCCTGCCTTGGACGCGACGGCACCCATGCCGGAGCCGGCGAGCGAGAGACCGCCGCCGAGGATGCCGCCGGTCGCCGCGCCGATGCCGATGTGATGCCCGAGCGCCGATGCCACGGACTCGGCGGTCAGCGGGTCGTCGGAAAGGGCCAGCTGCGAGACCGCCTGGCCCGTGCCGAGCGCCGTGCCCTCGAGACCGCCGCGCACGGCGGCGGCGCCAGCTCGGCTGAGGATGCCCGGAGCTCCGAACGCGGCGGCGCCAGCGCGCTCGGCGAGGCCGCCGAGACCCGTCATGCCGAGGCCTGCGACGGAGCCGCCGACCTCGCCGAGGCCGGCCGCCCACGGATTGTAGCGCTTGCGCTCGGCGACACCCTCGTCGCCGCCGAGATCGGAGATCCCGAACGTGAGACCGCGCGCCAATCCCTCGATCCCGGCCTGGAGGGGTTGATCGTACTTCTGCTCTCGCTGCCCCTCGACGACGCCGGCACCGGACTCGAGCCGGTAGCCGCGTTCCTGGGCGCGGCCGAGTTCGCTCAGGGGAATGGCAACGCGCGCGCCGTAGCGGTCTACGACGTTGACGATCGCCTCATTGGGAGGATCATTGGCCATTGGGTTTCATCAAAGGAAAGAGTTGATCGCGGAGCCAGTTGGTCTGCGGCGTCGACATCCCGGTGCCAAATACCTCCGGCGGCACCCCGCGAGCGCGCATGATTCTCTCTTGCAGTTCGCGCTTTGTGTAAAGCGGCGGCGCGTTGAATCCCTCGGCGGTCTTGATCGGCGCTGCCCCGGAGGGAGGTTCCCAGTATTGATCAATCCCGACGGTACCGAGTGCCGCCTGGCCGTCAGCGCGCATCAGTTCGCGAAACTCCTTCATCTTCGCGAGCTGGCTCCTAAATGCCGTCGGATCGCCAGCTGCCTTTTCGACTCCCTCAATTTCCGTCGGAGTCACACGACCAGCCAATGCATGCGCAACGCCCATCATGCGGACCTTGCGCGCATTCATCCGCTGGATGATATCGGAAGCGCCCTCGCCCGCGACGGCGGCGCCGAGTTTCTCCGCGATGCCGAGCTTTTGCGCGTCGCGGATCTGATCGTCCAGGGTGTTGAGGACCGGCGTGAGCTCGCCGATCTTTTTGTTCGCCTCCTTGACCTGTTCTTCCTGGCCGGTTGGCGCCTGAATGGTCCCGTAGATTAGGCGGCCGGTAGGCTGACCATCCTTGCCGATCTCGGGCTTGCCAAAATTGCCGATGGTGCGCTTGGGATCAATGACCTCGCCGCCCTTGTGGCGCGCGAGCTCTGCCTGCGCCTCGTGCAAATCCGCTTGCGCCAGCGCCGACCGCGTTTGCGCCGCGCGAAGCGGCGCGCCCTCGGCGTACTGCTGCTGCGCAAGCGCCGCCTGTTGCTGAGCGAGCCCGAGATGCCCCTGGGCAACGCCGAGCTGGCCGCGCTGAATCTGCTGTGCCTCGGCGTCTTTCCAATGTTCGTAGGCTTTCCCCGCCGCCGCCTGCGCCAGATCGGCTTTGAATTTGGCGCCCTGCGCCGCCGCCGTCGCTGTGCCGGCGCGCTTCACCTCGACGTCAACGTCTTTCATGGCGTTCTGGAACATGGTGACGGTCAGGAGATGCCGCGCGTCGGCCTCGTCGCGCCCCTGGGCGATCTCCTGCCCGAGGAGCGACTGTTTTTGCTGCACACTGGCGCGCCGGTTTTCGAGGTTCGCCATCTGAGTTTTGACATCCTGATCGATCTGGCGCTCGATCATCTGCAGCCCGGGGTTTTGACCATGCGCTCCGGCCAGGAATCCGCCGAGCGCGATCGAGATGGCTCCGGCGATCTTCTGGGGCGTCGACGAGTCGGCGTATAGACGGTTGGGATCGATCTTGGTATTGGCGATCGCGTCGGCGTCGGCGTAGAGCTGGTTTCGACGGTCGGCGACGTTGGCGGCCGCCTGGCGGCGCGCATCCTCGTCGGCCTGGAGTTGCTTGCGATACTCGCCCGTCGCCGCCTCGGTGCCGGCCGCCTCGGTTTCGAGCTCTTTTTGCTTGGCGGCGGTCATGGCATCGACGGCGGCAGCCGATTGAACATCGGCGGCTTTCTCTTGCTGGCCGATGGTGCGCGGCGCGCCGACGGGCCCCATCGAAACCCCAGGCGCTCGCGGCGGCGGCGCGGCCGGAGCCGGCGTGGGCGGCGGCGTGGCGTCGCGATAGAGATCCGTCATGGTCGGCGCTGATGTCGGCGGCGGCGGTGGTGTTTCGCTGAGGTCGCCGACATCGAGGCCCGGCGCCTTGAATCCGAGCGCATTCCCGAGGCCGAGGGTATCGAGCCCGAACCTGGCCGACATCAGAAAAGGCTCCCAAGGAATGAGCCGAGGCCTCCGCCGATGGCGGTGCCGATGCCCGGCAGAATCGCACTGCCGGCGGCTGCGCCGGCGATGCCGAGGCCCTTTTTCGCGAGGCTCGCCGTCGCGTTTTCACCCTGCGGTTTCTTGACGGGCATGCCGGGCACATCCGCCGTTTCCTCCCCCTCGCGCCGGTTCTCGTCGAGGGGGACGCCCGTTTGCGCGACGGGCGGCGGCGGCGGCGGCGCGGCAGCCGCCTGATACTGCGCGGCCAGGGTCGGCGTCGGCGACGGGAATCCGAGTCCGGCGCGGAGATCGAATGCGCTCGACGGCGCGCCGAGCGGCGCGAACCGCTGGCGCATGTACGGATCGAGGTATGCCATGAGAGCCCTCTAGTCAGGTGATGTTGTCCCAGGTAGCCGCATTGATATCGGACTCGCTCGGCGCTGGCGCGGCGTCGGGCTGACCCGGCTGACCGACGCGCGTAGCGGCAAAGCCGCCGACGTCGCTTAGCGCGCGGAGTATGCGATCGCTGGTGCTCATACCGGACATCGCGAGCGCTTGCGCGAGCTGGCGGCGCTGCTGCAGGTCGGTCAGCATGTCACGGGAATAGCCCATCGAGCCGCCTTGCTGGAGTTGCGCGAGCGCCAACTGCTGAGCGAGCGCATTCTGATAGGCGCTATCGGATTGGCCGCCGTATTGGATATCCTGGCCTCGAGTGCCGGCGAGGACGTTGCCGAGCGCGTTGGCGGCCGCCTGTCGCTCGTTTACGCCAGCAAGAGCTTGCTGCCCGGCGAGCGCGGTATTCGCGGCGCCCATCTGCTGAGCGGCGGTCAGCGCCGCCATCTGCTGTTGACCGGGGCGAGCGCCGGCCGCCATGGCGAGGTTAGCGGCGACATTCTGATCGCGCGCTTGCTGGAGCTGGAGCGCCGACGCCGAGTCTTGACCGGTGGCGTAGCGCTGGAGCTGGCCGGCGAGCGCCATTTGCTGCTGGCGCACGTCGGAGTCAGGCGTGCGGGCGAGCACCGCCGCCTGCCGATTCTGCAGAGACTGCGTCAGGTCGGCGGCGCCGGGGAGGTCGTAATCCGCCCGGCTGATCGGCGCGGCGCTCGCCAGCGATGGCTGGGGCGTTGCAGGTTGCGCCTGATTCTGCGCGGCCTGATTCGCCGGATCGTCGGAGTAGTCGTATTGGCCGGTCAGTGGGTTAAACTTTGCGGTCGCCATTCTAACCTCCGTAGCCGCCGAACGTGCGATCGACGCCAGGCCGCCAGAGACCGCCGCGGATCCCGATCTCGAATGCGATCTCGTTGATCCGTGCTCCTTCACGCCAGGGATACGAGATGACACCCGGCGGATCCATGCGGCGGCGCTCCTCCCAACGGAGCTTGATCGCCTGGCAACGCATGCGGCGCGGCTGGATCTTCAGCTGATAGACGCCGGTCGCGACGGGGCCAGAAGCCTGACCAGGGACGCCGCCGATGTTGCCGCCGAATATTCCGGCACCGATCGATGCGGGGTCGGTCTCCCAATAATAGCCATAGAGCATATCGTCGCCAAAATGTTCGCCGTTTATCACCGCCGCCATGTCGATGGTGATGCGGTCGCTCCAGGCCTGTTCGTAGTTGTAGGCGATCCAAACCTCCGCAGAGTGATCGCCGATCCATTCGCCGAGGAGTTGGATCGTGCGCACCCGCTGATGATTCTGGTTCTCGCCGACGTGAATCCAGGCGATCTCCCATGCCCAACCGTAAGGCTGGCCATCGTCGAGGAATGCGCCAATGGTCTCGGCGCGCGCGCCCTGATCGGCGGCCGGGAGATAGACGTGGCGTCCCTGCCAGATGACCGCATGGATGCCGCCGACCGTGAACACCGACCACTGGCGCGCCAGATAGTCAAATAGCAGGGTGCGGCCCGTCGAGAGCGTAAAGCGCGCCTCGTGGCGATCCGGGAGCGAGACCGCCGCCAGCACCGTTGCGCTGTTATACCCCTCGACGTCGGCGCCGATGTACGAGATCCCCATGTCTCCGCCGAGGGCATAGATCCCTTTCTGCGAATCGAAAAGGAGCCCGATGGGCACGCGCACGACCGCGCCGGCGCCGCTGCAGCCGATGTCATCCGAGACGATGCGCGGCGGCATGAAAGACCCGCTAAGGCCGACGTTATCCGGGCCGTCGCCGCCGATCACGTATGTATGCGTCGGCCGGAACGCGATCAGCGCATCGCCGAGCGACGCCAGCGCGGCCACCGGCTCGCCGTTCGCCTCTGGGAGTTGGATCGCGAGGACGGGATTCCAATTCAAGGCCTCGAGAAAGCCGCGGAGCTTCGAAGCGAGAACCAGGTTAGGATCCTCGAATCCCGATGCGAAGACCCGCGTGTTCCCGACCGCGATCGTCGTGCACCCTGGCGGCGCGACGTTCAGGAGCTCCGGCGGCGCGCTCGAGCGATAGTCGAACGGCTGATACTGCGCCGATTGATCAGCCATGCCGTCGGTGATCGAGACATAGTCGACGGTTGGATCGTTATCGACGCGCGCGACGAGATGGAAGACCGTCCCGTTTAGGAGCGTCCGATAGAGCGTCACCTGGACATGGTCTTTCAGCGTATGCGTGAGCGTCGGGACCTTGATCGTGGCCGAATTCGTCGTGCCCGAGGCGAACGTCACGACGACATCGGCACCGGTCGCCGATTGATACACCTCGCCGGTCGCCGACGTCCATTCGTAGTAGGCGCGGTACGAATACGACCCCGTTACGAGGCTGCCCGCCGTGCCCTTGGTGACATAATCCGCGGAGTTATCGAACTCGGGGAATTCCCAGAATCCCGACTCCACGATGTTCTCGCCATCGCAAAGCCAGAGCGCCGACCCCGATAGGTATGAGCCGCCGCCGGCCTCGACGAAGTCCGGCGTCCGGCTGTAGTCGACGCCGAGCTGGCCGGCGTAGGTTTGGCCCGACGACGGCGACGGGTTAACCGGATCCTCGTCCTTCAATAGTCTGGGCGTAAGCCAAACAACGGATCCGACGGTATCGGCGGGGATAGGCGTGCTAATAACCAGAACCTCGGGCGCCATTCCGCTATCTGTTTCGCCAGGGTACGCAGCGCCGAGCACCATGGGGTCGCGGACGCCGCCGGAGACGACAAGGAATGCTGTGCGCTGCGCAGGGATTGGCTTAGGCGCCGCTGGGTTGAAACTCGTGTAGGGGATCGGCCGGCCGGTCAAGACGTATGACTTGCCGGCGATGATCCAGGGTTCGCTGATGAGAAAAGCGTGGCGCAGCCAATTCGGGGTAAGTGTGGCCGCGCCGCCGGTGGTGAGCGTCGCTTTGTCAATGGCACCATATTGATGCGGCGTCACCAGATCGCGATCGGAAAAGATGTCGGTCAGCGTCGGGTTACGGAAAGCGCAAACGACATTGCGGGCACTCGTGCCAACGAGCGTACGCGCAACGATCTGCACCTTGGCCGCGTTGAACATCTGCGCGTATGTTGACGTGCCATCGGCCCACGAAATAAGGAAATTGCCGGTCGTGGGTTCGACCGCGCAGGCAACGCTCGTCGGATTTGCTGGCACCGCGAGGACCGACATTGAGGACGCAGATCCATTGCGATCGACATAGCCATACTTTAGCGTGTTCGCCGTCGACGGTTCGTAGACAAAAAGAATCTGGCCATTCGGCGCGAGCTTGGCATCGAATGCGGTCGTGCCGATACTGGCGCCGGCTGAATCGGCGACAAACCAGGATTCGCGATAAATCAGCGGATTCCCGGTCAGTATCGGAGGCGCATCAAAGGACACCATGCCGATATACCCATCGGCATAGACGAAAATGCAGAACATTTGATCGACGACGACGACGCGTGCAGCAACGTAACCATCGAACATGATGCGATTCAGTTCGGTGCCATTGGCATCAAGGAAAATGCAAAGGAGCTTTTGCTCCTCACCGCCAATGTCATGCATGATCAAGGTGACGCCGCCCGTCGTGGCGCGCTTGGTAAAATTCACGCGGGTCTCGACACCCGGCGCTCCGAGATCGGTGTAGCGGCGCGGCCCGTAGACAAAGTGCGTATTAGGAATGTCGGCCTCGCGTTGCCAGCGCTGGCGGTCCGGTGACAGCGAGTAAAAATTCTCCTGACCTCGCAGCCAAAGCGATCCGGCGCGAGTGAAGAGCGACCGGCCGTCGGTGACCGGCTGATCGTAAAACGCCGGGTTCGGGCCGATGGCGGTTGAATCGGTGGGCATCGGCCCGAACGTCGCGACGTCGATCGCCAGATCCGCGAGCTTGGCGTAACCATACCGTTTGCGCAGAACGCCTGGCGTCGTGAAAACCGCGTTCTCGAGGAGGCCGAGCTTGGGCGGCTGAATGAGCTTGCGATCGGTGCGCGTATCGACGCCGCCGACGAACGGCACCGGCACTTTCGTCCACTGAAACGGCACTAATTCTCGCTTGGGCGCGGTCATGGCGTCGCGACCTTGTCGAACTTGTACTCAGCGGCGCGGACCTTGTTGTTAGCCGCGCCAGACACCCAGCGAATGCGATAGATCTTCGGACTCGCCAGCGTCGTCGTAAATCCCGTGATCGTCACCTTGCTACGACCGGCCACGTTCGAACTCGAGACCGACGATCCGAATGGCGTAGCAGTACCCGCCAGCGGATCCATGATGTAGAGCCAGACGACCCATGGGATGGCCGTCGCGACCTCGCCGTAAATCGACACCTCGCGAAGACGATCATTGTCGGCCAGTTCCAGATCCCAGGCGACCTCATCAGTGCCGGATGCCGCCTGGCGATATTCGGCCCCGATCGTCGCGCCGCCGAGCGTCGCTCCGACGACCGCCGCCGCTTGGGAGATCCCAAGGCGCACTGTGCGCAGCCCATGCTTGAGTTCACCGTCAGTGCCGATGTCGATCTGCGCGCCGCTGAGTTTGTTCGTAACGATCGACTGGAGCTCCGATATCGCAGCGACCTCCATCGAGGCCCACTGCGGCCCGATGGTGACGCCGACGATCGGCAGCGGTGATGTCGGTGCGGTTCCAAATCCAGCCATTTGCCATCCTCAGCGATAGACCATTGCGAAACGAATTGCTCCCGTCGGCGTGGCGGCGCCTTTGAGATAAGCGACGATCGAATAACTCAGGTTACTGGCCGTCGTTAGCGACGTTGGGGTGATCGTGATCGTCTGATCGGTATTGGCGCTGGCCGTCGTCGCAAGGGCGATGCTGATCGCGGCGCCGGCCGTGCTTCGCGAATAAAGGTCGCACTCGAGGGCGCCGGTTGTGTCACCGTGCATCGCGCACTCTATTTTGGAAATGGTCTGACCCACGGGCAGGGTGATCGCCGCCATCACCCATGAATCCGACGTGCCCGAGATCCAGCCCTTGTTTCCGTCTAGCTTGGCGCTGCTTCCCGCATACAGCTGAAACGCAGCCGCATCAATAACCAGGATCACCGCCGCTGACGCGGCCGCAGTAATCCGGCCATCGGCGCCGACGGTGATCGACGTCGGCGGCGCATACGTGCCAGCGGTGACGCCGGATGCCGGTATAGTGCCGTTCGACGCTGCGGTGATTCTTCCTTTCGCGTCGACGGTCAGATTCGTCAGCGTATAGGAGGCCGCCGTCACGCCGCTCGCCGGCAGGTCAGCCACGGCAATCGTACCGTTAGAGGCCGCGGTCAAACGACCATCCGCGCCGACGGTCAGCGTCGTATGGGTGTACGTCCCCGGCGTGACCGCGGTATTCGGGATCGTGCCGTTCGCCGCTGCGGTCAGCCGCCCGTCGGCGCCGACGGTGATATTGGCCAGTGTGTAGGATCCCGCGGTCACGGCAGTATTCGGGATCGTGCCATTTGACGCGGCAGTGAGGCGCCCCTTGGCGTCGACGGTCAGGTTGGTCAGGGTATACGAGCCCGGAGTAACCGCGGTATTCGGGAGATCAGTCGTGGTGATCGTTCCGCTGGATGCCGCGGTGAGCCTGCCATCGGCGCCGACCGTCAGCGTCGTGTGCGTGTATGTCCCTGGCGTGACGGTCGTATTTGGGATCGTGCCGTTGGCTGCGGCAGTGACGCGACCCTTGGCGTCGACGGTGATGTTGCTGAGCGTATATGAGCCGGCGCCAACCCCGCTCGATGGCAGATCCGATACAGCAATCGTTCCGCTGGATGCGGCGGTCAAACGGCCATCCGCACCGACGGTCAGTGTCGTATGGGTGTAGGTTCCAGGGGTAACGCTCGTGTTCGGGATCGAGCCGTTCGCCGCCGCGGTGATCCTGCCTTTGCTATCGACGGTGAGCGCGGTGAGCGTATAGGATCCCGCAGTGACCCCGCTCGTCGGGAGGTCGCCCGCACCGATCACGCCATTCGCCGCCGCGCTGATGCGCCCGTCGGCGCCGACCGTCAGAGCGGTGAGCGTGTACGATCCAGGCGTCACGCCAGTCGACGAGAGCGGCGGAACGGTACCATTTGACGCGGCAGTGAGGCGCCCCTTGGCGTCGACGGTCAGGTTGGCGAGCGTATAGGCTCCAGGCGTGACGCCGGTATCGGGGAGATCTCCAGTGCTGGCGCCGCCCTCGATGGCCTCCTTGACCTCGCGATCCCATGCGCGCCGGACATCCCAATAGCGCGGCGTCGGCGCGCCGGCGATAACCTCCGGCTGCGCCGACCGCATCGTCTGGCCGATCTTCCCAGTCATCGGTACCAGGGCCAGTAATTCGACGGGTCGTCGGGGTCGCCGCGATCCCAGGTATCATCCCATCGCCGCCGCCAGTGCGTGAGCACGATGCGCTTCGCGGTGTTGATCGACCGGAGCTGCACCTCCTCGTCGATGCGCTCGTCGAGTGCGTTGCGCTCGGCCCGGAGGTCGTTGGTGTCCCCCTCCCATTTCATGGCGGTGCGGATGGCGGCGTCGAGGATGACCGCCTCCTCCCAGCCGCACACGCCGTCGAGGGTCTGGGTGTCAGTGGTCAGATCGTCGGGCGCGGGCGCGTAGATATGGCGATAGCTATCGCCGGCCGACGGCGGTGGATAGAGAATGAGGTTCGGCCCGGCGAGGCGATAGAACGATGCCGGACTGCCGGCCGCCTGCGCCTGGTGAATCTCGCGGATGTCGATCTCCTCGATCGGGATGTAGATGCCGCTCGAGATGAGATCGATGCGCATCGTTGAGAAATGATCGGGCGGCAGCGCGTAGGTATCGACACCCGACGTGGTGGTGATGGTCGCGGTGATCTCGTTTGGGAATCCAAGACCCGTGCGCACGAGCTTCGCGTAATACCGCGCATAGCTCGAGGAGATGCGGCGATTGATCTCGGCGTCGGAGACCGCGCGCATTTGCTCGGCGTCGACGAGCTCACGCACGCGATCGCGGATCTGCGCCAGGGTGAACGAGCGCGCCATTATATCTCCTCGTCACCCTCCGGCTCACCCATCATGCGCGCACAGCAATCGTGGATGGTCTTCAGGGCCTCGATGCCCTTGTCCTCGTCCTCGACGGTGACGCCGAGCGCCGAGGCCAGATCGCCGAGCGCGGTCTTCAAATCATCGTCGTAATCGCCGCTGGGCTTGTCCTCGCCGCCGGCATCAGCAGCGCCAAGATCTCCCTTGGGCTTGCCGAGCACCATCACCAGCGCCTTTTTGGGATCGTCGGCCATGATTGGACCTCACACGAGTGACGTGTCTCGGAACACAAAGCCATAGGAAAGCCGCGCGTTCGGGGAGGCGGCGACATCGGTGGGCGTCGCGCCGGCCAGCGTCGAGATCACGATCTGGCCGCGAACGCCGCTCGTCGGATCGGGTGCCGTGTAGGCGCCGCATTGCGCATAGGTATTCGCCGGCGCCGGCAAGGCGAGATCCACCCATTTGGCGATCAGCGTCGTATAGCTCTCGAGGAAGACGAGGGTAAAGACGCCGACAGCGGTGCGCGTCAAGCTGAAAAGCTCGGACCCCTGATAGAGGTCGAGCGGCGGATTAAGACCGTTCGGGCGAAAGCTCCCTACGACGAGGATTTGATCCCGGCCGGCCGTGGCGAGCCTCTGGCCGAGGATCAAGCTCACGTCTGCACCGACGTTTTGCGGAAGACAAACCCGAAGGAGACGCGGTTATTCGCGTTCGCCGCCATGTCGGCCGCCGCGCCGGCCGTCAGGAGCGAAAGCACGATCTTGGCGTTCACCATCGGCGGCCCGCTGCCCGCGGTGTATGCCCCGAATTGTGGCTTCAAATCGATGGGAGCATTCGCCTGGATCTCGGCCCATTTCGAGACGAGTTGGGGATAATACTCCGTGAATGTGATGAGAAAGGTCCCGACACCGGTGCGACTGATCGAGACAAACTCGCGCCCGTTGGTGATATTCGCCGCCGCGATTGCGCCTGCCGTCGAGCCGTTCGGCAAGAAAGACCCGACGACGAGCACCAGATCGGTGCCGGCCGTCGCCAGGGGATTCAGCATCTGGGTCATGACAGCCCTCTATGCCTGGCAAGCGAAGACGCCGTTCTTGTGCGGATTGAGGCAGAGCAAATCGCCCCAGTACCGCGCGCGGACCTGGATCGAGTCGGTGTTGACGCCGCGAGCCGAGTCCCGACCATCCTCCGTGGCGAGGTGCGGAACCTCCTTCAGCGAGTGAAACACCCAAGTGTCCTCGTCGAGGAGCCAGCCGAGGCCGCCCGGGCAATCGGCGTCAACGACGACCTCGGCCATGCCGGCCGAGAGCGCAACCATGACGCCGGTGCCGCCGATCAAATACTGGGCGTCCTTCTCCGATGTCCCGTACTTGGGATACATGTTTTTCGAGGAGATGCTCTTCACCAGCGACCCGAAATTGATCGGGTTAATGAGGATGATGAGATTCTTTCCTGGCCGGCCGACGGCGACGAGCTGGCCGAGGGTAATGAGGTTATCGCCGATGTCGCCGGCGGCGTTGTTCACGCGCCAGCCGGCGAGCCGCTCGATGTCCTTCGACCTGTCAACACCATTGAACGGTGTGGCTGACGGTGCCGCAATTGGTATCCACCCCGCCAATCCGCTGATTTTCGCGGCCTCGTCACCCTGCTGAATCAGATAGTCGCCGGGGACGGCGAGGCCGACGGTGGCGACGATGCCGGCGGTGAACGTGACCTGACCCAGCGAGTAATTGACGGATTGCACCGTCAGCGGTGATCCGGCGCGCGCCGCCGCCGTCGAATCGTTGGCGGCTGACACGTCGATCTTCTGGCCGGGATAGAAGTTGCGGCTGTCGTGCTGGTAGGTCAGCGTCGCGACCGAGCCGGTGATGCCGCCGGCGGCAATCTGCCCGAGCGAGCCGCCGCCGATGCCGTAAAGGCCGACGGAGAACGACCTCCCGATCTCGGCGAGATGCATATCGGCGAGGTTTTTCTGCGCAGCCACGAAAGCGCCGCGGTCCTTCTCGCTGGCGTGGAGCGTCTCATTGTCGACATCCCAGACGACATAATCGCGCTTGCGCTTCAGCACCCAGCCGGCATAGAGCGGCGCGCTGGAGTTCGCGACGGCCGTCGCAAACGTCGAGGATCGGCCGGCGCCATTCGCATAGGGCAGCGGCCAGTCAAGCTCCTTGCCATAGAAGTCCGCGACCTTTTTCACGCGCCGCGCCCAAACGCAATCGTGAAGCGCCGCGCTCTCTACCTCACCGTCGGGGTAGAGAATTTTTAGCATCTTGTCATAGTCGGTGAGACCAAGGGGGGGCATCTGGCATGCTCCTTCATTGCAAACGGCCGGCTACGCGCCTGGGGCCGGATTGCCCCGCGCGTCGCCCGCATGGATTCGTTGAATCGGGTTAGGCTTGTCCCTCGAGAGCCTTGACGGCGAGCGCCATGCGCTCCGACGCGGTGAGCTTGCCCGTCCTCGCCGGCGTCGCCGCCTGGAGGTCGCGTGATAGCGTCTTCTCCGGCGCCTTGCCCTCCGGCGCCTTGCTCTCGGACTTGGGCGCGGCTTTCGCAGCTGGCGCCGACGCGCCGGTGAACTTCTTCTCAAAGAAACCCTTAAAGCGCGTCGCGGTGTCCTCGAGCTGTCGGAGGAGCTGCGGCTCGAGAAGAGTCGCCAGCTGCCCGGCCGACTGGATCCCGAGGTCCGGGCGGCATTGCGCCAGCTCGCCGGCCACGCGCTCCATTTGCGCCACCACCATCTGCGGATCGGTCGCCGCCAAGGCTTTGACGAGCGGCGTCTCGTCGCCGAGTCCGGCGAGGCCTGCGGAGAGCTGGCCGCGATACATGGCGAGCCGGTGCTCCTGGCGCGTGGCCTCGAGTTCGGCCTGCATTTTCTGTTGCTCGCGCCGCATGCGCATCATCTCGCGCTCGGCTTTGAGCGGCGCCGCTTGCTCCGGCGGCAGCTTGTCTATCTCGGCGTCCTCGATGTACAGATCGCGCGCCAGCTCGATGAGCGTCCGTTTCCCGCCTTTGGCCTTGGCGAACGCCGCGGGGTCGGCCTCGAAGTCCGAGAACGCGCGCTCCATCGCTTCCATGCGCGTCTTGTGTTCCGCCTGCTCCTTGCGCCAATGGGCGCGCTCGGCGTCGAGGGCTTTGCGCGCGTCGGCGAGTTCGTTCCGCTGGCGGATGATCGTCGACGCGCTCTCTTCCTTGGCGAGCACTGCTTCCGTCGCCGGCGCCTCGGGCGTCGACGGCAACGCCGGCCGCGCGTCGGTCGCATCGGGCGCGGCCGGCGCTGCGTCGGTTGCCGGCTGGGAGAATGCCTGCGCGGCGCGTTCCATGCGCGCCACTGCGGTCTCTGGGGTAGGGGTCGGCGCTGGCGCCGGGGTCGGCGCGATGACTGCTTCGCTCATGTTTCGCTTCCTTGGTTAGGCGGCGGCTGGCGCGGCGGCTGGCGGTGCCCCGGGCGCGCCGATGGGCGGAACTCCGGGCGGTGCGCCGACGACGCCACCAGGCGCGGCGATGCCCGCTTGGAATGGCAGGGCCGCCATCTGCGCGGCTTGCGGAGCCTGCGCCTGGCCGGCGGTCAGCATCTGGTTTGCGCGCACCATCCACATCTGCAGGAGATCCAAAATCTTCTGAGGAGCTCCGGCGCGGCGCGCCATGAGATACGCGCTCTGAACGCGGCTAAGGCCCATCTTCAGGTCCATGAATGGCTCGGGCGGCCGCCATTCCCCGTCATAGAGATCTTCGATCTCGGCCTCGATGTCCTCAATCGAGGCGGTCGCCACGTCGAGGGCGCGCTCGACGTCGGGGATTCCCCACAATCGGAGAATCTCCTCCGGTTGCAGGGCGCCCGTCTGCGCAAGCTCGGTTGCAAGCTGGCGCATACCGGCCGGGGTCCGGGACATCGCCGACGCCGGCTCGATGCGAAGGACATACATATCCTCCTCGAGATCGACCTCCGACCATTGGATCTTTTTCGCGAGGTTCCGCGAATTCCAATACGCGCTGACATTCTGGCCGCGCCCGTAAAGCTCTTTCGCGAGAGCGACGATGATGCGCGCAGCGTTGATCTTTAGCCGCTCGATCTCCGCTTTCTGGGTCGTCAGGCGGCTGGCCTGGATGTCGGTCCATTCTCTAAGCGCCGCGCCTGAATCGAGGCCGACGGGTTTCAATGCGCGCGCCGCGGTGTCGGGGATCCCCGAATAGCGCTGCGCGTCGGATTTGAGTTGCTCCTTGTAGCTGTAAATCTCGGGCTTGACGGCTTGCCACGTCGGAAGGATCGGGGGCTTTAAGCTATACGGAATGGCTTTGCTGGGATCGTCGTCGAGCTTGTTTGTCAGAGTCAGGTCCGACTTGTGTACGAATAACCTTTGATTGGCAAAAAGCGCGTGCGAAAGGTGAATGTTGGCATTGGTCTTGTTGACGCCGAGCTGGTACGAAACCAGCTCCTCGGCGAGCCCGCAGCCGTAATAGCCCGTAAGCCTCTGCACCCAGCGGAAGGTCACAAACGGGAAAAAGTCATACAACCATCGGCTATCCGCGAGCGTCGCGCCGTCGATTGCGAGGACGCGGCGATTTGAGACGATGTGCCAGGCCTCGACGACGGCAATGTGGTTCGGCTCGACGCGGCGGATCGCGGTCCACGTCGGATCGGAAACGTGCGCTTTATCGATCTCGTCGGTGTACTCGGGATAACGCGCCTTGAGGACGTCCTTGTCCACGAAACGCCGCTGCGCGAGCTGGACAGGAGGGCCGCACCGGCAGGCCTCGTCGTCGACGATGATCTCGTCGAATGGGACATACGTCGCGACGATCTTACCCTTCTCGATCTCGAGCTTGACGTGTCCTTCGCCGGAAACGCCGGCAGAGCGCACCATGCGAACCTGCAGCGCGTCCCAGCCGATGGCCTCGAATTGCGCCTCTAGGAATTTCTGTAGGCGCTTGGCGCGGCGCTGGACGCTCCATTCCGCGCCGTCGGTCAGCGCGGCGACCCGGGTCTGATCGTTTCCGAGGAGCGCGGTCGCGGTCTCGATGTTATTCCTGACGATGTTTTCTGTCGGTGGGTCCCCGTAGTCGATGGCCTGCGGCCGGCCGTGAACGCCGACCATGCGCGCGTTCCGGTCATAGAGGCGCGCATACTTCAGGCGCCGATCGATCATCTGCTGCTGCGAGCGCTCGAGCGCGCGCACGTAATCGATCAAGGCTTTGCCGGGATCCTCGACGTCCTCGGCGTGCCAACGGCTGGCGTCGTTGTTCATTTCTTTTCGTCCTCAACGAGGAAATTGGGCGGCGGTTGGCCACCCCAGAGATCCGGATCGTCGAGCGGGTCGGCGTAACTCCGCGGCTCAGACTTGGGGAGCTCCTCGAGTGCGGCCGGCTGCGGCGCATCCTCGTCGAGCCAGATCTCGACGTGGCCTAGACGCGCATGGCGGACGCGGTTCAGGCGCATCCATTCGAGCAAGCGATTTGCGTCGTGGACGTCGATCATTTGCGGTTCCTAGGGCGCGTGCTAAGCTCTGCGCTCTACCGGGCGGTCCGGCCCCTGCACGCATCATTTGCTCTCGCCAAGCAAGCCAATCGCGGTCCGGACTCCGGCGGAGCTATGCCCGATTCATTCCCGCCATTCGGCTTCGTCGTTGAGACCGCCGCCATGATGCGCGCGTTTCTTCTCGCGGCTGGCGATGCGATCTTCCTCGGCGTTCTCGCGCTCGGCGCGAAACTCCGGGGTCCCTGGCTTAGGGAGAATGAGCGCCGGCCGGGCATCGAGGTGCCGGGAATGGCGGACCACCCCGAGCCAGGCGTCGAAATTGTGATTGGCCTGATTGCCGCGTGGTTTCATGAGCGACACATCCCAGGCGAGATAGAGCATCTCCTGCGCAAGGCGCGAGCCGCGGAGGATCTTGATCCGCCCGTCGACGAATCCGGCGTTGGCCATTTCGATATGGTCCCGCTTGTCTTTCTGCGCCAAGGGCTCGAGGTAAATCCCGTGTTCCGTGGCGAGCGTCTCGATCACCATGCCGCCCAAGCCCTGCATATCGCCAACCTCGATCTCGATGTCCTCGGGGTCGATGAGCGCATGGACTTTGCGGATGGCATCGGCGACGCCGGTGACGGTGAGTCCGGTCGCCTCGTATTCGTATACCTGGTGGAGATCGGGGTGCGTGTCCGAATAGGCGCCGACTTGCAACGCAAACGGGTCGTGAAAGCCCATATCGCAGGCGACGACGAATCGCCAGGCATGCCCCTCGGGCAGACCAAACGGATTCTCCGCAGTGCGCGCCCCTGGCGTCCAGTCGTCGCGGCCGGCGTCGTAGCGAGAGACGAGCTTCGAATCGTCGGCGATCCAGCGGCCGAGATGCTCCCTCACCCAGATCGGGCTTTCGTTACTCCAGCCGTTACGCTCCTTCAACTTCAGGGCCTCGGCCCATGCGTTCTGACCGGGCTCGCTGGTGTTCGCGGACTTAGGCCAGCCATGAACGGACCATGCCCACTGGATATCTCGCCATTTGCCGTCGGCGCGCTCGGCATAGGGGCGCGACATGGCGCGCATCGTTCCGTCGTCGGCGGCAGTGACGTTGAACGCATTCGGGCCGGTCACGTCGTAAAACGGGCCAGCCAAAACCTCGCCGGGTGTCCCGGCCATAACCAGCGTCCCCTTGTAATCGCCGAGACGCGGCTCGATCACCTTGTAAACCAGATCGCTGAGAAGTTGGGCGTTCCACGTGGCGGACTCGTCGAGGATGACAAGGTGGCGCGGCACGCCGCGAAATTTGTCAATATCGCCCCAGGAGCCGCAGCCGGCGAGCCTGGCCACGCCGCCGCGCCGGGTGTTGATCGTGAGATCCGCCTCGCCGAACGTGAGGCCAAGCTCAAACTCCTCATCGAGGCCCTTGATCAGTTGCCACATGATCTCCTTGGCTTCCGACCGGATGAACGCAACGTAAAGGACGCTGGCGCGCGGAACGGTGCAGAGGGTGTGAAGGAGATAGAGCGCGAGGGTGTAACTCTTGCCGGCGCGCGATGGGCATAGGATGGCTTTCCTCGTCGACGGATCGTCGACGAATGCGCGCTGCATCGGGAGGAGCCGGTCAAGGAGCTTGGTGGCGCGCATGGCGCTCGTGTTCCGCGTTCGGCCGGCGCGTTCGCGCGCCAGCTCCTGAAAGACTGCTTCGAGCCGAGACTCCATTTTTACTTCTTGGGCTTGTCCTCGACGGGGACCGCTTGATCCCAGCGGCCGAGATAGAATTCCGACGCACCGCCGAGGGCGTGGCGGAGGCGGACCGCTCGCGGGGTGGCGCCGACGATGCGGACGTGGATCATGGAACCTTCGAGGACGATCTCGAGGTCGCTCTCCGCCTGGAGGATGCGGGAGTGTTGCCAGGATGGTTCTTCAACCATCGTCACCTGCTTCAAATGCGGCATGGCGAATCCTTATTTCAGAGGCAGGGCGCGCAGGAGCTCCAGCACGCAGAGGAGGATCACGGACACCCAGATCGGCGCGCGCCCCATGGCGGCAATCACGGCGGCGATCAGCGCCAGAACCGCGAGGACAAGGACGACGGTGAGGATCATCGGCGGCTCCGCTTGTGCGAACGGTGATGGTGCGGCTCGAGCGGCGGCGGCGCCGCGTCGTCGGAGGCCTCGATCGACTCCTCGACGGCCGGATCCTCGGCCGGGTCCTCAAGGCCGGTGAGATCGTCGTCGAGAGGGCTGCCGCACGCCGGGCAGAGTCCCTTGGGTTTCTCGGCGAACCCCGACTTACACGACGGGCATACAAAGTAGCTATCCGGTTCGCTCATCTTTCCTCACGATCCCGAGATCCATCGACCGATTGAGTTCGTCGAGGAGCTGGCGCTTTTGTTGCGTGGGAAGGGTGGCAAACCAACCCACGATCACCTCGCGCTTTTCCTCGAGCGAAAGCGATTTGGAATAACGGATATTGTCCTTCACAAAGGAGCGCGCTTCTTTAAGGAGCATGGCCATACAGCGCATCGCCTCGTTGTAGTCGCGCTGCACCGGCTTTTTCTGGATGCCGAATTCATAGATGCGCCGACGCTGGATCGCGATCGCCTCGTCGAGGCGCGCCTTGACGTCGAGGCTGTTGTTACTGGCCATCGGGGCCATCCAGCGGGCAGATGGTGCAAACCACGCCACCCTCCGGGGTTCTTAGCGTCGTCTCCGGCGTCAATCGATGCCCCTCGGGGCATGCGGCAATGAAGCGGCGGTGCCAGGCGTTTCGCCGCTCGAGATTCGCCGAGCGGGAGACGGGTTCTAGGTGCCTGGGGTTCACGCAGGTGCGGCGGCGGCACAGATGATCGAGCTGGACACCCGGCGGCAAGGCGCCGCGCTGGGATTCATAGATCCGCTTGTGGGGCGCGTATCCACGGCTGTTCAGACGGCCGGTGAAGCGCCAGCAACCGAATTTGTCAACGGTGATCTGCGTGGGGTCCAACATGGCGGTCCCGATGTAGGTGCTGCGGCAATGCAGGCATGAATGTAGGTGAAAACGTCGCTGGACTCGCGGAAATCCGGGCAAATCAAGCGAAAACAGAGCGAAATGGCTGATTTTGGTTCGGATTGGCGCCAAATTCCGCGAGAAGCCCGGTAGGTCGCGGCGCCTTTTTCAAAACCGGGGGCACACCTCCGCGTACATGGCGGCCGAACGACAAAATCGTGCATGCATCTTTGCAGCCCAGATGCACCTACATGGGCGAAAGATATTGCACCTAGATGACACCGGTCGTGGCGGTCGCCTGGGGTTTCTCCGTCGACGGGCCAGGTGTCGGAAGCTCGACGGCACTCTGCGCCTGCGCGGCGGCGCACATCTCTCGGGTGAGCGCATCCATCGCGGCGACGAGTTCCGCCTGCGCTCGCGTGAGCGCGTCGGTGCTCGAGGTAAGCGCGGCATTCTTGGCGGCCAGCGTCGCCTGCGCATCCTCGGCGGCGGCGCGGTCGGCGTCGACTTGCGTCTGCGCTGCCTTTACAGCCTCGATCGCGGATTGCATTCTCGGCCAGCCGATCATGGTTTCGATGTCGAGGCTCATACCCTAGAGATTTGACCCACGGGTTTTGGGGCAATGCGACGGCGGCCAACGCTCGTTGAGCCGATGGCGCAATCGCTTGACGCGCTGCCTGATCATCTCGCGATCGCTGCCTGTCTGTCTGGCGATGTCCGAATACGAGCGGCGCTCGTGCCAAAACCACATGAAGATGTCGAGGTCGCCGAGCGGGAGCTCCGAAGCATGGCGTTCGACGAATCGGCGCATCGGTTTCTCATCGTAGCGCGGCGCCGGCACTTGTGATGGATGGACCGGGCGCGGACTCGCAGCGGCGAGCGCGCGCGGTTCTTGCGCGTGATCCCATAGGCCGCCGGCCGGATGCTCGTCGGTGGGAATGGCGTCGATGGACTCGGCGTAATCGCGCTCGGCACGCGATTGGGCGACTTGGCGGCCGGAGCGCACCGAGACAGGATTGTATTCCTCGCCTCCTTCGCGGTCGCGCCAGGGCGCCGCGTATTGACCGTGTTCAATCATCTTGCGCATTGCATTCCCTCACGATCGAAAAAAGGTCACCCTGCATAGGCGGCGCGCACGCAGGGGAGAACCATATCGCCTCCATACGCGTCGTTTTGTTGCTCCCGTAAGTATGTCGGTCGCGCGACCATCGTACGATCTCCCAGCCTGGCAAGTCGTAATCGCCGACGAGGCCGCATAGGGCGATGCGCATGCATGCGTTCTCTTTCGCCCATGATTCGACGATTGGCGCGACGGGATCCGTGCGATATATCTCCTCATTCCCAGCATATGGCGGATCGAAAAAGACAGCAGTATTGGTGGCGCCATAATGAGAATTTAGGCAGCGCTGCCAGTCGCCGTGGAGAATTCGCACGCGCTCGAGACGGTCGGCGATGCGATGCAGTTGATACCATGCCACGCGGCCAGCGGATGTCAGCATAGCGCCCATGCTTGGGCCGCTCACGTGTGGAATCTTGCCGATGGCCTGAATGCCCCTGCCTGCGTCGC